ATCCGTGTTGAGCCTCCGCAGATGCAGATGGCTCTGCTGAACGAAGCCAACATCAACACCCAAGATATGAAGGACGTCACGGGCATCCATGACGCTTCGCTTGGGATTAAGAGTAATGAAACCTCCGGCAAGGCGATCATCGCCCGGCAGAAGGAAGGGGATATCGCATCCCTTACTTTCTACGATAACGGGAATGCGTCGCTTCTAGAAGCCGGAGACGTCATCAACCAGCTTATCCCGCAGATTTATGACGGGACTCGTATCGTCCGGTTGATCGGTGAAGACGAAGCCCCTAAGCTCGTCAAGATCAACGACCCTTACGATATGTCGTCTCCGAACCTCGCCACTGGGAACTACGACGTAGCTCTCTCGACTGGTGCCAGCTACACGACCCGTCGGGCCGAGGCTGCCGAGGCAATGATGCAGGCTATTCAGGTCTGGCCGAATCTCATTCAGGTCGCTGGCGATATCGTCGCCAAGGCACAGGATTGGCCCGGGGCTGACAAGCTGGCAGAACGACTCAAGAAGACTATTCCTCCGCAGTTCCTCGATCCAGAGGATCAGGCCGAAGGCGGGCAGGTTATGCCCTCGCAGGAGGAAATCCAACAGGCGATGCAGCGTATGCAGCAGCTTGAAATGGAAAACCAAACGCTCCAACAGGAACTCAAGGACAAGCACGAGAAGCTTGAAATTGATCGGTATAACGCTGAAACACAGCGTATCCGGGCGCTTTCTGACCATCAGGTTGACGGAAATCAGATGGAAATGGACGCGATCCAAGCCATTCTCGACGAAAGCGAACGCCAACATCAACGTGATATGGCCGAGCAGGCAGTTGAGTCCCAGAACGCCAGCAGTGGTGAGGGCTCGGAAGAGTCCTAAAAACTTACTCCGGTCGTCGTAAGGCGACTTCGTGTCCCCGGGGAAAGCCTAGCCTCGGGGGTCACACGCAATAAATAGGCAATCGGTTGAAGGACCGCAAAACTACATGGTTGATAATACCACCGCAGACCTCGATTTCGGCACGGTCATGTCGGACGAAGAACTCGCTGCCTCGCTAGAAGCAGAGACTACGCCCACGGAAGAACCGAAGCAGGAAAGCACCCCCGAGGACGATCCCCTCGCACCTGAACAGATCGAAGAAACTACGGACGAAGACGACGAGGAAGTCGATATCCCCGCTGACGAGCCGGAAGAGTCGAACGCACTCAAGTTGAAGCCGAAGAAGAAGACTGCACAGGAACGGATTGATGAACTGACTGCAGCCCGTCGGGCCGCTGAACGCGAGGCAGAAGACCTCCGTCGGCAGCTTGCCGAACGTAGTCAGCCGAAAGAAGTAGAGACTAAGGAAGCCGTTGAAGCTCCGGCAGGTCCGACTCCGGACGACGTCGATGCAGACGGTGAAGCCAAATACCCGCTTGGCGAGTTCGACCCCGGTTTCATCCGGGACCTGACTCGTTTCACGCTGCAGCAAGAGCGTGAGGCCCTTCGGGCACAAGAAGCTGCCGAACGTCAGGCGGAGCAGGAACGCTCTGCTGTTGAGGAAATCCAGCGAGGTTGGCAGGAACGTCTTGCCGTCGCTGAACAAACTCTTCCCGACATTCAGGAAAAGGGTATGGCTCTGGAATCGACCTTTGAGGGTCTGGACCCGAGCTACGGCCAATACCTTGCCCAGACGATTATGTCGATGGAGCACGGCCCAGAAGTCCTTTACTACCTTTCGGACCACATCGAGGAAGCCAAGGCACTTGTCGCCGGTGGCCCACTCAAGGCAACTCTCGGATTGGGCGAACTGAACTCGATGTTCAAATCGCGTAAGACCGAGCCAGCAGTCAAGGTAACGAAGGCTCCTGAACCCCCGATGGACCGTGCTCGCGGAACCAACGGTAGGTTCGATGTAGCTGACGATACCGACGACTTGGATGCCTTTGCCAAGAAGTTCTACGGAAAGTAAAGGAACATTGGCAGAGGCGGTAGACTAAGGACTAAAATCAACTATGGCTACTGTTACTGTCACCCAGCAGAAGCTGGTGCTTAACACGTTTGCGACCATCTTTCAGAATAACCTGATTGCCTCCGACCTCGTTAGCTGGAAGCAGCACGATGCCGAAATGGACGACCGAAACGGTCTGCAGGTTATCGAGCAGGTTGGTCCCCGTTACACTGTGACTGAAACGACCGATGGTGTCAAGGACCTGTCGGCTGGTGTTCAGGACAGCGTGTTCGGTTCGGAAATCTTCAAGGTGAACAAGACCTTCGGCGTCAGCATGGGCTGGGGCGACTTCGTGAAGGTCCGCGACATTGGTTCGGCCCGCGAAAGCGAAGCCCTCAAGGCCGTGGCGCAGCAGCTTGCCGAGAAGATCGACGCTTACGTGCTGTCGACTGCGATTCTCGCGTCGAACAACTGGGTCGGGACTGCCGGTAATAACGTTGCTGATCTTGGCGACGTCGCTACCGCTTACACCCGTCTCAAGGAAGAAGGCGTAGACGACAACGACCTCCGCATGGTTCTGTCGTATGCCGACCGTCAGGCGCTTGCCGAAACCCTCGTGGCGTATCCGGCCACCGACAGTCTGTCGACCGGTGCGTTCCGTCGTGGCTTTGAAGGTGAAATCTACGGTGTTCCCACCGTGTTCACCCAGCAGCTTCCGGCGATCACTATGGGCTCTCGTGCGGCCTCGGGTGCTGCTCTCATCAATGGTGGTGCGCAGAGTGTGAACTACTCGGCTGTTGCGGCTTCGACCGCTCCGGGTTACTTCATGACCCAGACCATTGCCATCGACGGCCTGACTGGTTCGCAAACGATCAAGGATGGTGAAGTCTTCACTATCGCGGGCGTGCATGCTTGGGACAACCGTGCTGGTGTTACCACCGGTCGTCTGCAGCAGTTCCGCGTGGTTGGCGATCACACCGCCACGGCCGGTGCGATTGCGGCTCTCCGCATCTTCCCGGCTCTGATCGTTCAGGGCACCAGCGACGTCAACACCGCTCACGCGACCGTTGACTCGGCCCCGGCTGATAACGCTGCAATCACTTTCATCGGCACCGCCGCGACTGCATATCGTCCTCGTGCGATCATCCAGAAGAACGCGATTGTCGTGGATACGGCGCAGCTTATCCTGCCCGCGACCGGCACTGCCCGTCGTATGGGTCTGACGAAGGTCCCGCTTTCGGTTCGTATGTGGCAGCACAGCGATTTCGGCACCGGCGCACACAGCGTTCGGTTTGACGTCGCCCTCACTGCTAACGTCCGCGAGCGTCGGCGCATCGTCCGCCTCAACGGCTCGTAATGATCGTCGTGACCTAGGGTCACTGAATTTGGGGGAGTCTGGGAGTCTCTGGGCTCCCCCTTTTTCTTTGGAGTAAGTAATGACGACTATCTCGCAGATCATCACTGACGCCTACCGCGAGAGCAACCTCATCGCTGTTGGTGGCTCGCCGACTACGGCAGAGCAGACCGAGGCGCTCCGACTGCTGAATCGTGTCGTCAGTTCGCTCTTCGGTAACGAAATGGGCGACCCCCTTTCCGTGCTTCCGCTCGGTAAAGGAAATATCCAGACGCCGAACAGTGTCAACCTCTACATGGATGACCTACTGGACTACTACGTCCCGGCTAACACTCGGTTGCAGTGCAATCTCGAAGAAGAGACTACTGTCAACCTCTCACCCAATCCTCGTGACGGTGAACGATTCTCGGTAGTGGACGCCAGCAATAACCTTGCTACCCACAACCTTCTCGTTTACGGTAACGGACGTCTGATCGAAGACGCTACGAACATCGTTCTTGATACAAACGGTTTGAGCCGGGAGTGGTTCTACCGCGACGACCTCGGAGAATGGGTTCGGCTTACCGATCTGACGGTAGACAGCAACAGTCCGTTTCCCACCGAGTTCGACGACCTTTTGGTCACTCGGCTTGCTCTCCGGCTCTCGCCGCGTCAGGGTGCTGAATTCGACGGTGGGTCGCAGGTAGAAATGACCCGGCTTGAAAAGAAGTTTCGGGCTCGTTACAAACAGTCGACGACGGTTGACGTCGAAGACGGCCTGCTAAAACTGCCTAGCCGAAAGCAATGGGCTAATGGCGGTAGCGGGACTTCATTCAATAGGGGTATCCCACGGTGGTAACTTCCGTCACCTTCTTCCCGAGCCTCTCTGCGCGTCAAGTCGCAGCCGAGCCGGTAATCACTCTCAAGAACCGTTTTGCCGAACAGAACCCGCGTCTGAACGACAGCCCGGTATCGCTGATTGCTCGACCCCGGCTCAAGAAGTTTGTGGAAGTCGGGACGGGCCATATCCGGAAGGTCTTTTCTACTCCCGGTGTTTTCGACGACGACCTCTTCGTAGTGTCAGGGTTGAAGTTGTATCGCGGTGGATACGACGGGGTTTTCGCCGACAAAGGGACTATCTCGACGCAACTTACTGGCGGAGTTTCGATGTGCGCTGTCGCTCCTATCGGAACAACCCCGGCTTTTCTGTGGATTGCCGAGGGCGGTATCCTCTGGGTCTACACTGACAACGGTCAGGCTATGGGCCACTTGGAAGTGACTGGCACTCTCGCCAACAACGACACCTTCGTTATCGACGGAGTCTACTACAAACTCACCACTGGCTCGGTAGACACCGGAACGCCGAATGGTTCGTCCGGGACGCCGTATCTCGTCAACAAAGGTTTGAGCAATGGCGACGCCATCACCAACCTCTACAACGCGATCAATGCCACGGGTGTAGCAGGCACGGACTACTCGACGAATATCGTCGATCCTCACGCTACAGTGTTTGCAGGGTCTTCGTCCAGCACGGACCTTTACGTCTACGCCATCGAATACGGAACTGCCGGGAACTCCATCGCAGTATCCGAGACTTCGGCTAACGCCGCTTGGACTGCAGCGACCCTTGCTGGCGGCGGTTCTGAACAGCTTCGGCAGGTTCAGGTTCCGGGTGACGTCGGAGCTATCTCGGTTGCCCAGATCAACAGCTACGTCATCGTGGTTCCTATTCAGACTACGGACCTCAAGGGTCAGTTCTTCTGGGTGAATCCGGGCGAGACGAAGATCGACCCGACGGACTTCGCTACTGCTGAACGGTCGCCGGACGGAATCAATCAAGTAGTAGTCTTCGGTGAAATGTTCTGGCTGATGGGTCAGAACACGACCGAGCCTTGGATCACGACCGGTGATGCGACTGCTCCGATGGAGCGGTTCAAAGGTGTTCTCTATGATCGTGGTTCGTGGGACGGTGCTGCCATTCAAGTCAAGGACAGTCTGGTAACTATAGACGAAGACGGTGGTGTCTGGGTTATCTCAGGCGGCTCCAATCGAGTGTCAACGCCGGATATCGAGGAAAAGATTCGCCGGGCTATCCAAAAGGCAGCCTTGATCGCGTCCTTCTAAGGAAAAGATATGTCTATTCAATTCATGGACAACTTCCAGTTCTACGGGACGTCGACCTCGAATATGTTGGATGGTCTTCCGTGGTCGAACATTGCGGGCTCTCTCGTAACCGACCCGGACCCCAACTCTTCGGGTAACGTCCTTCGGGTTACTTCGACGAACAACAACAGCAACACCGCCGACACCCGTTTGTCTCTTCCGTCGGTGACGGACAAGGTAGGGTGTGGTTTTCGTTTCTACATGAACAGTCTGCCGGGAAGCTCGGGGACTCGGCCCACGCTGTTGGGCTATCGGGACCTGTCCAATGCAAAGATTTACGACTGGATCATCGAAACCAACGGTTCTTTGAGTCTTTACAACAGCGGGACACTGATAGCCACAACGACTAATCCGGTAATGGCACCTCGGTCGTGGTTCCATTACGAATTCTACATCGACCTCAACGTCGGGACTTACGAGGCCCGCATCGAAGGTGTAACGGTTCTTTCCGGCACCGGGTTGACGTCGTTGCAGAATGTTTACCTAGTAGGTATGTCTTCGCGGCAGAACCTTACCTCGAACACCAACGCCCAGAACTACATGAAGGATTTCGTCCTGTGGGATGCCGCAGGCTCGAACAACAACACCTTCCTTAGTCCGGTGGCTGTATTCTTGCTTAAGGTGAATGGTGACGTCTCTTCGGGCTGGACCCGTTCTACCGGAAGCTCGGACTACGCTCTTCTGGATGAAACTACCCCGGACGACGCCGACTACATCACCGCCGATGACACACCGCCTGCGGCTTCAATCATGACCTTGGAAGACCTTGGTCCTGAAATCGTAGGTGTTCGTGGTCTGCAGATGATGGCTCGGGCTAAGAAGTCTGACGGTGGTGATGCCACTTTGCAGCTTTCGATGCTCTCTAACGCCGCAGAAGACCTTGGCGGAACTCACGCAGTCACCACTGGTTACAAATACTGGTGGGACATTTCCGAACTTGATCCTGACACTGGTTCTCTCTGGGACCCGATTGCCGTTAACGAGGCTACGCTCAAGATCAATCGCACAGTCTAAGGCGTCGCTTTAGCGACTTAAGCGAGCAACAGATGGTAGCAGCAGCAACAGTTGACGTCTCCCAGACGTTCATTCTGGCGACGAGTCAGTATAACGCACAAGACCTCCTAGCGTCACAGGCGTTTGCGCTGGCTGCTGCCATTTGGCCCGCAGACGGTGTTCTAGTTTCTCAAGCACATGGATTGGTCGCTGTGGCATCTGCAAATACCATTACAACGTCCCAAGCGTTCGTCCTTGCAGCTTGCACCGGTCGAATCGCCGACCCTAACCTTCGGGTTTGGACTTACACGCTGGATGGACATGACTTCGTAGTCTTCCGTCTGGGTAACGACGAGACGCTGGTCTACGACATGACGACTAGCCAGTGGTCTACATTCGCTTCCGGCAGTGGGGCGCTATGGCGAGCCTACAACGGAACTAACTGGCTGGGGGCCGACCCTATCTCGGCAGGCTACGGTAGTAACATCGTCGTAGGAGACGACGGAAACGGTTCGCTGTATTTCCTTGATCCCGACGGTGATACCGACGACGACGCCCTTGTAGGGGCAGAAACCCCACGGCCTTTTGATCGCGTAGCGATTGGACAGGTGGTGACTCATGGATACAACGCTCAACGTTGTTTTGGGGTTACTCTTTTGGGTAGCATCGGAGAGCAGGTATCTGATGACACCGACCTTCGGACGGTTAACCTGTCTATTTCTGATGACAGCGGCCACAGCTACACTGATTGTGGCGATCTGACCGTCGATGCCGAAAGCTACCAGACCCGGTTGAACTGGCGCTCTTTGGGGAGTGTCCGCTATCCGGGCCGACTCTTCAAGATCAGCGATAGCGGCGCTCTTAAGCGCATCGACTCGCTCGATGTTCAGGATGAACGGTAATGGCACTACGGCTTCAAGAACTCCAACAGCGTGAGGCGATCACCAATCAAGACGGGACTCCCTCGCAGTATTTCCTCCGCTATCTGAAAGCGCGAGGAGGTGCCCTGACGGACCTTGAAGCCGAGCTTGCCTCTAAGGTTCCGCAGACCCGGTTGATTAACACGACGGATGGTATCCAAGGTGGCGGCGACCTTTCGGCAGACCTGACGTTGAGCCTGACGGATACTGGGGTTTCTGCCGGGACTTATACAGCCCCTACGATCACAGTGGACGTAAAAGGTCGTATCATTTCTGCGACTAACGGAACCGGGGCTTTGTCTTACGTCGTTCCTTTCGGGTTCACTACTGCTCCGTCCGCTTCGGAAGTGATGCTTCTTCATACGTTTCCTATCGCGGTAACCTTCCCTGACGAGTTCGCAGGAGCCGTCGGTAAGGTAGGAACTCCCCCTGCCTCGACGTTCAACTTCACTGTGAAAAAGCTCACGGCTGCGGGGACCCTTACTACGGTTGGAACTATTTCCGTCTCGTCGGCAGGTGTTTCGACCTTCACCACGACCGGTACTACGGTGTCATACGCAGTCGGGGATCAAATTCAAGTAATAGCGCAGTCGGGCACAGACTCGATCTCCGACGCTTCGTTTTCTTTCCTAGGGAGTATCTGATGGCTATCGTACTAATTGATGGCTTCGACCTCTATTCCAGCGCGACCGCTACGGATACTGGCCTATTGTCCCGTTGGACGTACAGCGGTAGCACGACCACCAACCTATCTATGTCTACGGGTCGTCTCGGCGGGCAGTGCTTGCGGCAAGGGAATAACACCGGTAACCGCTGCGCCCACTACGTCAACTTACCGTCTAACTACACTTCATTTGGCATCGGGTTCGCTTTCAAGTACGAGAACTTGGCAGCGGCTTCACTCGCCTTCGGTTCTAACACCGATTTCATTGGTTTGTATGATACCACGACTCTTCACCTAGCTCTTCGACTACACAGTGACGGTTCTATCCGAGCTTATCGAAGCACGACTTCACTAGGTACTTCGGCTGCAGGTGTCATTGTAACCGATACCTGGCATTACATCGAACTCTACGGAACGATTGACGACACGACCGGTTCATTGACTGTCTATGTAGATGGTACGAGTGTTCTGACTCTTTCGGGGATTGACACGCGGAACGCAGCTAACGCTTACATCAATAAGGTTGAATTCGGTTGCCCAGACGGTTCCGGTAGTAACGGTATTTCTAACCACGACGACTTCTACGTAACGGACAGCACGACTAGGGTAGGTGAACGCCGTATTGAAACCCTCCGACCGAGTGCGGATACCGCCAGCAAGGCTTGGACGGCTAGCACAGGTTCCGACAACTATGCGATGGTGGATGACACTACCGCTGACGGTGACACTACCTACGTCCAAGGATCGACGACCGGCGACCTCGATCTATATGACTTCGGTAACCTTTCAGTTACGGCGTCGTCTATCGACGCTGTGCAACTGACCGCTTTCGCTAAGAAGACTGACGTTTCGGCCCGATCCATTTATCTCCCTGTCAAATCTGGTGGTACACAGAGCGATGGTTCGGCTACTGCACTAGGAACGGCTTACGACGATATCCGACGGTTGATGACGACTAACCCCGTCTCTGCCGCTGCTTGGACGCAAAGTGATGTCGATAATCTCCAAGCAGGTTTGAAGGTCGCGTAATCGTAGGACATCGAAATGGCTAACGAGTATCGCGTAACTACCGAGGCGCTGGAAGCCCTCATTGCAGGCGTAGCTGCGGGACGGGTCACAAACGTCTCGGCAGAACTCTTGCTTGAAGTTGTCCAGCGCCTCCGGGCCTCTACGTTGGGTCTGGAACTTCTTATCCACCCCGAAGGAACGTCAGAGGCGACCGCGATCGGACTCGAAGTCGTGGTGCCCTATTCGGTACCTCACGGACGTCGACGAGGATTTATGAACTTCTGTCCATGCTAAAGCGCAGCTTTGACGTCGGTCTTTTGCGAGACGCGACAGCGCCTTATGCCAACGACCTCCACGGTTTCAACCCAGAGGTTTGGCTGGCTGACGAGCGGAACATCGCTCTAACCGACGATGGAGAGAATTACAACCTTCTAGAATATGAACTTCCCGGTGTTTACACTGGGCATACGTTCTACATCAAACGAGGTCGAGCCGCTAAGGCTCATCTTCATGAAGCTCTCCGAGTGGCCTTCACCGAATTCCCGGTGGAAGTCATTCGGGGGCTTACCCCCATCAAGCTCGTCGGGGCTCGATGGATGGCTAGGCAGGGCGGGTTCAAATCCCACGGAGTTGTCCAGACTCTCGTAGGTCCTTGCGAACTCTTCATTCTGTCTAAACACGAATACTTAGGAACCGGATAATATGGGCAGTCTTTTTGGTGGCTCTAAGCAGTCCAGCACTTCGTCGAACGTCAACAACTCGGCGCTTTCCTCGGCCCTGATGCCGACGGTCAGCGGTGTTGGCGATAGCTTCAACGCCATCAAGGCGCTGCTGTCTGGCGACACGTCGGGCTTCAACAACTTCAAGAACGCCGCTGGCTATAACTTCGCTGCCAAGCAGGGCACCCAAGGTGTTCTAGGTAGCGGGGCTGCCCGTGGTTTGCTGCGGTCGGGTGCAACCGGCAAGGGTCTTGTCTCGTTTGGACAGGGTCTTGCTAACCAGTATCTCGACAGCTATCTCTCGAAACTCACTGGCATGGGCCAGCTTGGTCTGGGTGCTGCCGGTGTTCTGGCGGACTCCGGGAAGGTGTCGACCGAGAAGTCTTCGTCGAAGAATGGTCTTGGTCGTTTGGTCGGCGGTCTGGCTTCGGGTATCGCCGCTTCCGATCCTCGGCTGAAAGAGAACGTAATCCAGATCGGCCTGCTCGAAGACGGGCTGCCGCTTTACAGTTACAACTACATCTGGGATAGTCCGGATGATCGACAGATCGGTGTCATGGCTACTGACGTAGCCGATAAGCGTCCGTGGGCTCTTGGCCCGACGGTCGGTGACTACCAGACGGTCGACTACAGCAAGCTAGGGGGTGCAGAATGAGCCTGTTTGGTCTACTTCCTCAAGGGGTCGTAGAGGCGGTCGCCGGAGCCGGTGGTCCTAATCCAATGGCCCAGATGGCTGCCCCACAGCAGCCGCAACTTCCCCAGCATTCCGGTATGTTCGGTTTGAAGGGCACCTTCCGGGACGTCCTCGGCGTTCTCGGTGATGCCTTCCTGATGAACTCGGGTATCGATCCAATCTACAGTGGTAAGCGTCATCAGGAGAAGATCGGCGATGCTCTTGCTGGTTTCGATAAAGACCCAGTTGGTGCTATCCAGCGTCTTGGTGGTGTAGACGCAGCCCTCGGTCAGAAGTATTACGGGGACTACCTCGATAGTGCGGACCGACGAGCAGCCCTCGCCCAGAAGGCTAAGTCCGATGCTTTCACACAAGAAGGTCAATTCTCGACCCGCTTGGGTGGTATGTTCGGTGCAGCCAATGAGGCGACTTACGGCCCGATGCTAGCTAACGCTCGTAAACGTGCGGAGTCGCTGGGAATGGGTCATCTACTGGATGGTCTGCCCGAAACTTACGACAAGGACGCCGTTAACGCTTGGGTTCGTGGGACGATGGAGCCGAAAGATCAGGCTAACATCGACTATCGCAACACCCGAGCCGATCAGTTTGATGCCGAGCAGCAAGAGCGCGTCCGTCACAACAGGACGACCGAAGGAACTGCTGCCACTAACGCAGAGACTTCTCGTCAACGCGCCAGGACCTACGGCAAGAAGGTTCAGAGCGATATCGAATACCGGGATTGGCGGAAGACGAATGCTCCGCCTTCACCTGCTCGTTCAGGAACCGGTCGTCGAGCCCCCGCTCCGAACATTCCTCCGCCGCCTCCGGGATTCAAAGCCCAGTAAGCAGACTAGCGTCAGCTAGGATAAGGAAACAACATGGCTAATAACCAGTGGGTCGCTGACCCCAACGATCCTAGCCGGATGACTTACACCGACGAACAAGGTAATGTCCATGTCGCGGTGCGAGACACCGGCGCACAGGTTCAACGGGACAAGAACGGGAATATTACCGATGTGACGTTCCCGAACTACAAGCCGCCCGCTGGTCAGCCTACTCCACAACAGCCCACCCCTCCGGCTGAACGCCGTGGTTGGGGTGATCGGTACGCCGATAGTTGGATAGAGGCTGGTCAGCGCGGCTCCGTCGGCGTTATCTCGCGTAATGGGCTTTACTACTCCGGCTACGGAAAAGAAGAAGTCGCTCGAATGTTCCCGAACCTCTCTCCCGAGGAACAGGACAAGAAGCGGTGGGAGCTTATCACCGCCACCCAGAAACGTATGCGGACCGAAGCCGACGCTCGTCGCGCTGCTGACCCGACGTGGAAACCTGATAGGTCGTTTGTCGAACAAGTCAATTCTGGTGACTGGATTCCCGATCTTGCTGGTCAAATCCTTGGTGGCTTCGGGCCTGAAAATGCTATCGGTCCCGGATCGAATACCGCACAGCGAGTTATCAGTCAGGGTGTTATCGGTGGTGTAACTAACGCGGCCTCGCAAGGGGCAGACATTCACGACTCTGTTGCAGAGGATTTCGACCCCTCTCAAGTAGGTATGGATGTCCTCTCCAGTATGGGCGGCGCTGCTGTTCTCGAAGGACTCGGGAAGGTTGTTGCTCGTGGGAAGGCCCGGCTGTTCGGAGAAGACACGAAGGTCGGCACTCCTGACGCCCCGTCTGCTCCCGAGAAGTATGTCATCCCTGTCGAAGACCGGGCTGGTATCGAAGATATGATTCGAGGCGGTGCTAGTCTTGATGATATCAAGGCGAAGTATCCTCGGGCTGTGTTCGGGAAGAACGGCACTGCCCTGCAGTGGTATATCAACAACCGTGGGAAGTGGAAGAAGGTCAAGTGGACAGGTGAGGAAGCACCGGGAGCCACTGGCTCTGGCGATAAGTCAACTCTCGAACTCAAACCGTCCGAAGCAATCGGACCTAACGGTGAGTCGGTTGAGGTATCTCCCCATCCTGACGCTGATTGGGACGGTAAAGGATTCCGGGAGTATCGTGCGGTAGACGCCGAAGGAAACGTCCTTCACGAAGGACGCGTCTACGATGACGGTCAGGTTATAGGTCAGCGTCCTGACGGATCGTGGATCGACGACTCCCCTACGGCTGACTTCGTTCGTTTTCGTAGCAAGACTTCCGAAAGCTTGGACAACCTCGCAGAAGGACAGCCGGTTGATCCGACGAAGTCAGTAGGAGCACCGGAGAATCTTGATCCGGAACTTGCTGCTAAGTTCGACGAAGAGTTCGGAACGGATACTCCTAGAACTATTAGCGATCCGAATATCTCCTCTCTGCACGACAAGAGAATGCAGAGTATCCAGACTATTCTGGATAATCCTGAAACCGCGTCTATGAAAGACATTCAGGATGCTATAGATTACTTGGATGAAGCTGACTCTCAAGGTCTTGATGTAGGTAAAGTCCAAGACGATCTAATGCGGCTGGAGGAATATCGGTATCAGAAAGCCTCTCCACAGAACGACAACTTAAAGGAAACGCTTGAAGAAAAGGCGATTCGGCATGAAGATGAATATGTCGAATTGGCGTTTAAGGATGAACGACGTTTTCTAGAGGATACTAACTCTCCTGAATACAAACAGTGGGAGAAAGAGGTAGATGAAGCCGAAATTAAGGCTTTTGAATCCGCTAAGGAACAACTTCGTGCCGAAGACCCGAGTTATGTCGACACTATCGTCGAACAGAACAAGGGAATGGCGGGTCCTTACAGGGATGCAGCCAGAGCCATAGCAGAAGAAAATGCTGCTAAAACTACCCCTGTCGAAGACTCTCCTGTTTTAGATCACGCCGAACCCGCCCCTCCGGTAACGGAAGAAACGATCAGCCGTCTGACTGAATCGCTCAAGAAGGCGGGCAAGGCTACCGACGAACAGAAGGCACTAAACACCCAGACCCGTAAAGAGCGGTTTCAGGCAGTTGGCAAGGCTCGTCACGCCACTAGTGGTGAAGCCGGTCTGGCCGC